ATGGCAGAGACAAGATTCAGATACGACATTAACGCACTTCGGGCGCTCGCGGTCTTAAGCGTTGTGTTGTTTCACTTCGCTCCAGACTTGGTGCCGGGCGGATTTGTGGGGGTTGATATTTTCTTTGTGATTTCTGGTTGCCTTATGACCAGTATCATAGTGAGAGGTAACGAAAAGGGGAACTTCTCAATTTTGGGATTTTATGCGTCGAGATGTAAGCGGATCATCCCTGCGCTATCCGTCATGATTTCACTTGTTTTGGCGCTAGGTTACCTCACCATTGTTCCTCACGACTTTCAGAAACTTGGGCTTCATTCTAGGGACTCTTTATTTTTCATATCTAATATTACGTACTTTTTTGAATCCGGTTATTTCGACGTTGATTCTTTAGAAAAATTCATTTGCACACTTGGTCTCTGTCGGTTGAGTGGCAGTTTTATTTAATTTACCCACTGATAATCTCTGTGATTTACTTCTTGGGGAAGCAGAAATCACTTGCACTCGCCATTACAACTCTGTTTATCGCATCATTTATAGTTAGTGTAGTGATAACAAAGAAATCCCCTTCTCAAGCATACTTTATGATCTACACAAGAGCTTGGGAAATGTTGGCTGGAGGGCTGGCGTTCATTTTCCAATTAAAGATAATTGGTAGATGGAGATCACTATTACTGTTCGCATCAATAGCGTCGATTGCCATATGTGTATTTGCATTCGATAGCAAAACACCATGGCCTGGATATGGGGCGTTAGTTCCTGTCATTTCTACTGCAATCATAATATCCCTGTCGCCTCCAAAAAGCCATCTGCATTGTAATCCTGTTATTCAGAAACTGGGTTTATGGTCCTACTCTATTTATCTTTACCATTGGCCTGTAATTGTTTTCGCCAAAAAATTTGATCACGATCTTTCTTTCGCCTCATTTGCGGCGATTACCATGTCATTATCGTTAATTTCATATTATTTGGTAGAGCGAACTAGGTTCAATGCTATTTTTATATTGTCTTTTACTTTTCTAGTGGCTTGCATAGCTCATTTATTATCACTTGACGGTGCTGCTTATCGCGCAAGCAACCTGCTCAAAGTAAAGGCTGAAAATTACAATGAACTATACAACCCATGGATCATGTATAGGGGATTGCAGAAAAGCCCTTTTAAAATCAACGTGAGTAGCGTCAAAAAAGCTCAATATATCCTAGCAGGTGACAGCTTCGCTCTTATGTATGTAGAGGCAATGAAAAGACAGGGTCGTTCATTTGAAGTTATTGCCTATGAATCTTGCAATACTACTAGCATAAACAGCAGTTATGCCAGCTCTGAAGCGTGCCTGAAAATGAAGGATGAGTTTGTAAAAAGAGCCTCTCAGGATGACGGATTGCCTGTTCTTATTTCACAGTCTTGGGATATATACCTTTCCGGGCTAACTAAAGACCAAGCATCTATTCAGGTAGGTAGATATATTGAACGCATTAGCAACATCAATAATAATAGGCAGTTTTACATTCTTGGCTCATATCATCAACCGAGCTTCAATCCTTACACTTGCTTAACGAGCAATGAGGAATTAAAAAGAAACTTTGCTACGGATTTTTTCCTCAAGAGGAAGTGTGAAGATTTAGAAAACCGCAATAAAGATCTATCACATATCAAATATAACTTGGACGATATATTTGAGAACGCAGTGAAAGGTCATAAAAACATTCACTTCATCCCTACAAAGGAATTTCAATGCTCTGGGGATAGCTGCCGTATAATTTATAAAGGGGAGCCTATCATTATAAGACCACACTTAACATTATTTGGAGCAGATATGTTTTCTAAGGAAGAGCTAAAGGTTATGGGAATTCATTGATGGCAATAGTGGCCGAGATTATCGGCCACTCTCTACTTTATAGTGAAGGTTTTTCTGGCCAGGTTATTTTGGGTGCAACAGATGTGTCAACAGCCTTTAATTGCTTGATGTAGAGCAACCAAGCTTTTAAACTCTCCTTATCTTCATCGCTAATGATCCCCAACTCTAGTTCAGCTTTCCAGTTACTGATGGTCATAGATGCAGTGTCCATCAACCACTGCTTTTGATTTTCAGCCTCAAGAATAGCGGCCGCCTTTTCTGCTTTCGAATCTTTAACCCAGGACTTTCCATTCCACTTGTCATAAGGAGTGGCGGGCTGTAGATATGTAAATCCTTCTCGTAAACTGCCTATGTAATCGACAATTGATGCCGCTCCGCTTTCTGTGGAGTATACAGTCTTACCACGGAAATCGTCCGCAGATTCCCATTTGCCATCCCGAAATACATATACTTTACCTTCCTCAGGATCGCCCGGGGCTAGCTGGCGCACCTGAATTAAGGCCAAGATAATCTACAAGGGTTTTCCATCCGCTTCCGCCAGTGTTGGGGTTCGAGGTGTTTCCGTCAGTGGTGCTGATATAAATTGTTAGCCCATCATCACTGAGCAGAACTGAGCCTTTCGGATAGCCTGATATCGAACTAGCAAAGGTGGAGTCGAATCCATTAAGCGTTCCCGCACTAAACCATCGCGACAGGCTGGACAATTCGAATAGGATCTGATTCATGTCCTGGCCTTTTGGAGGCAACCCTCCTGCGGCTTTTAGTATCATTGTTACAGGCGGAAACCCGTTATTATAAGAGGCTGTGTTATCCCCGGCCGGGGTGGTGTTTAGCAGGTTTTCTCGTTGCCCGTTTACTGCGAAAGGTATTGGCTGTTTTTTTGGCGCGTCTGTGCGATTCATATTTAATCTCTGTTGAATGTACCGTCATTGAACGGATATGCGTCGTCGGCAAACCCAAAATACGGCGGAACGATTTGGTTGATGTTTAACTGAACACCGCTTGGCACGGGTATTACGTCATACTGGCTCAATATAGATTCCTCATAAGGAGCCAGCGCGAACTCAAACGTTATCCCTATGGTCATATCTCGATAATTAACGCAATAAGCCCTGCCCCTCCCGGAGAAAAGCATTTTCAAAAATTTATTTATTTCAGGTATTGTTGCTATGCTGATATTTGAAAACGCCTTGCACATTATGAGAGTTCTATAAGCATCATCCTCCAGTCTTACCGATGTTGTTTCCTGAGTGCCTGCATAAAAAGGCGCGTCATCAAATGGTAAGGGGTAGTCCGAATCCCCACTGTCAGCTTCGGAAAATCCAAAAGAATCACTGTCAATGGGCGCTGTAATGTATCTGCCGATCCCAACAATCTTTCCCCATATATCTAATCCAAAGGTTTCGTTTGTGGTCAAATCCCACACCTTTGTTATGAATTCATCGGTAAAATCATCAAGGCTTACTGACTGATTAAACGTGTCGATAATAGAGAGGATTTTCGTGCTGGCAGAGTACTGAGTAAGTATGGTTTCTTCCCAGCTCATATAAGAACGACCGTTATGTCTGAATCCTGAATAGTTGGTATCTGGTCTATGCCCATGGTCACTGATGGATGATAAGTAATGCCATCAAGTGAAACCTGCAATGACAATATCCCTACCGTGTCAGGAGAAATTGAAATCACCGGAGCGTAATACTTGCCTGCGTTGATAGTTGCTCCGATCCGCGCCTTTTCTATTCCGTCATAATCGCCATTAAATACCTTCGTAACCATAGCCCTGACTTGCTGAGTTATGTCGCTTGGCGGGTTAAGACCACTGTCGAGAGAGACTTTGAAATAGACCCTGGTTGTTAAAGCCCGTTGCCACTGCATAACATATTCTGGATATGGTGCACTGTAATTCTCATTGTCATAAATGGTGTAACTTGTATCGCCATTCATGTTTGCGCCAGGGTTGTAAGTTCTGAAAATTGCCTCAGCCACATCAGCATCAGCCCCTCCGTAAACACAAATATAAATTGAGTGAGCAAGCACAGGAAAATTTGTTGTGCCACGGCTAACAGTGGATGCAGTACGGTTAGACCAAACGTAAGCATCAAGGACACCAGGGGTCTCCAGAAGCGCAGACAATGTCGCTCCATCCATATTCCTTGCGTTGCGTGCCACAGACTGTTTTCGGCGCGTTTCAAAAGCTAGCCGTCTTCACGTCGATGTAAATCTGTCCGCCACCGAAGTATCCGTCGTGCTCTGCAGCCTCTCGGAATTTCTCCTTAACGCGGAATTTCTCCATCGCTGCATAGAGCTGCCGAACGCGCTCGGCCTTGTCGTCATCACCAACCGTCTTGAGCTTCACCCACTTGCGGGTCATCTCTTCGGCAATGGTGCCGACCATCTTGCGATATTCCGGCTTCTGCGCCAGCGTGGCGAGATACGGATAACCAGGGAAGCTGTCAGGGTAGCCATAGGTATATCCAGCATAAGCGCCGTTGAGAGCGTCATACGGAGTTGAGTCCATGGCGAGAATCCCCTTCTCGATGCCCTCGGGGATAACGCCTTTTGGCGGCACGTACTGCGAGAACTCTCTCGGCGGCTTCGGTGTGATTGCAGCTACCGATTCAGCCCTAATTTTCATCTGCGCCTTTTCAGGCTCTTTCACCGGCTCAGGCGCGGCGACTTGTTTCTTTTTAAACGGCCACACTTAAATTCTCCTGAGTTGGCTCGGGTCGATGACCATCGGCTGGCGACCGGAAATGAGGTTGTCGTCAATGGCATCCATCCAGGTATCAAGGATGTCGTCATTGTCGTGGCTGTCATCCGCAGAGAACGCTGCGCACTCGGTCATTGCCGTAAGCACCCATGAGGTGGTGCCTGCAACAGACCCGTCTTCGTAATAGGTGTGGATAATCGCAGCTCCATTGGCGTCATGCGTTGCCGGCACATAGACCTTGCCAGTCTTAATCTGAGGAATGACATTCAGGCAGCGGACAAGCTTGTTCTGACCAGCGCCGCGAGGGATTTCCTTAACAGGTATGCTGTTGCGCTTTTTGAGCGTGGTAATCAGGCCCTGACCTGCCTGTTTCTCTTCGATTGCCATGTGACGCATGGGCATGATGCGAAGCGATCCGCTTGCGTTCCACTTGGTCCAGACTTCTTCCGCTTTCTTAAGCAGGTCTTCTGGGTCCCATCGCCCACGAACTACATCAATGATGTAGAGGTTGCCGTCCACACCCATGCGGCACGGAGAAATATGCGCACTAGCCTGGGAAGATATCGACATGGTCAACTGGACAATAACGGTGTCGAGGAATATGGCAATTAAGGATCACTTTACGCCGCCTAAAACGGATTCAGGCAATAGGGTGATAAACCTGACTCTCCCGGCGATAGAGGCTCTAAAAAGCCAAATGGCATACACAAGGATGGGCAAGCAGCACCACATAGAAGTTAATTTGAGGGAATTTGGCAGGACACGGATGGACTTATGCACATTCGTATTTGTGCCGCGGCTAACAGCAAGAAATGGGAAAGGTGGTGACTGGTATGCCCCTGGCTCTTTCGGTGCCACCTGGAATGAAATTTTGAAGCGCGCGAAGATTAAGCACAGGAAGGCGTATGAGTCTCGACACACATACGCTTGCTGGGCATTAAGTGCCGGGGCCAACCCTAACTTCATAGCATCTCAGATGGGTCACAATTCAGCGCAGATGGTTTACAGCGTTTACGGGAAATGGATGAACGATAACAATGTGGATCAAATGAGCATACTGAACGCTAATTTTGGAGGAAATGCCCCACAGATGCCCCAGGCAGTAAATCAGAAGTAA